ACAATTCTTTAATACTTCTACAGCATTGCTTGGTGACTATACCATGATAAATGCTACTAAACATTTAATAGGTATTATAGAAATACCTAAATTAAAAAAAGGCAACACTGTAAATTATGCAGAAGATGAGGGTTTAGAATTATTAGCTAAAGGTATTACTGGTTGGGGTGCTATGGCAATAATGTTTGGACCTGCTGCAGAAAAAAGATTAGCTATGGGTTTTAAATGGAATCAAGAAGAGGAATCAGATGGAAGTGTAGCAGATAAAACTTATGATTGGCCTGAATCATATGGTAGAATTATAGGTCAAATGAGAGCACACTGGAAAAGAGATGGAGAAGTACCTTCAAGTCTTAGAAGAGAAGCTATGGATGTTATTGTTGGTCAAACTTTTAGACAACTAGACGATGCATCTAAAGAACTACTAGATGCTTTTATTAAAGCAGCAAGTGGAGATTTTGGAGAAGCAGGTATTAATGCTTTTGAAGCTATTATGACTGCTAGTTCAAGAGTACTCTCAGGTGCTACTCGTCCACTAGACCCTATCAATCAAATACTACTAGCTACTCTAGGTGAAGATGGTCAGATAGATAGAAATCAAGGAAACAAATTTATTGCACAGTCTACTAGATATATAGATGGATTTTTTGGTGGATTAGACAGACCAGATAAAGCTACTACTACTAGAGGTACTGAACTCCAAATGAACTATGGTAAAACATTAGGTGGTGCTAGAGAAACTTCAAGGCCTAATGATATTGAAAGAGTTTTAAACTCTTTAGGTATACCTGAATGGTCATCTATTCAATGGAAAGGTGATGCTGAAGTAAAAAATGTAATGAACTCTGTACTTGGTCAAATCTTTAATCAAGAAGCTGAATTTTTATTAAATGAAGAACCAGATTTTTTTAACTTACCTATCATACTTAGAGAAGATGCTTACAATAGAATTAAAAAAAGAGCAAAAGAACGTGCAGAATATATATTAGAAAATAGTTTTGATTCAGAATCTAAAGTAATAGTACTAAAAAAAGAATTAGCAGGACTTAAACAAAAAGATATTAAAAGAATGCAAAATTATCTTGGTATTGAAGGTGATCCAATGAAACTAGTAGAACAAGAAGGTGGTATAGAACAACTTGAACTACTAATTTACATGACTAAAAATATTAAAGAAACTATTATTGGGGATTTTAATTAATTACTTTCTCATATCTTTTCTAGTTTCTATCCACTTATCTAAATAAAACTGTGCTTTCTCCATGTCCTGTATAGGCTTACCCTTATACTCATGTCGATGTTGATATTTAATAACATTACCCCAACACCAGTAAGCAAAACCTTTTGGACCTAATACCTGTTTAATATAATCTATACACTCTATGCCATCTCGTATAGTATAGTGAGGGGGATTGTTTACTGGATCAAATTTTTTATCATCTTTAAAAACATTATCCATAGTATATTGATGATCTACTACATCATCATCATGTACAAAAGTTGTTTCAGTACCCATAGTTAAAGTATCAGTTAAGTTTTTCATCTTATCTCCATTACATATTTCACATTCAGGGCAGTTTAAATCATCATCTAAAAGATACCCACACATTACACAGTTTTGCACTCCCCACTTAACTAGTGCCACACTATGCTCCTATATCTACTATTTCACAAGTATCTCCACTACAAGCAAAAGTTTGACTACCTGCAGTAGCGTCTTCTTTTTCATAGTCCATTAACCTATTCCAATCTATATTAGTATTACTAGATTTAATCATATCATTATACTCTTCTTTAGTACAGTCTTGATATGGTGCTTGTTGATACACATGATCAGAGTGTGGTAAGAATGATACACCTGACATAGCATCAAAGTTATTATATACATATGCACCTACCTCTACCCACTCATGGTCACGTACAGTTACTGTGCAACTAGGTTTATGCTCACACCAATACTCTTGATAAATCATCCACATTTCTAGTTGTTGTATAGCTGTCATATCATTACGTGTAACAGAACCATTTGGTGATTTCATAGGAAAACTAAAGACAGTAGTATTATCAGGCTTCATTACATCAGGCTCGCTAGGCACACCCATATCAATCATAAACTGTGTTAGTGGATCTTTGTTATCACCACGTACAGTTCTAATGTAGTACTCACTGTGTCTCGCATGTATACCACTAGCACTATCACATAGTTGTGACACAGTACCACTAGGTTTTACACATGTAATAGCAGTTGACTGAGGTATGTTCCATTTTCTAGCATACTCTTTATTTGTTACTATAGAATATTTCTTTAAGTAACAAAGAGTTTCATTTAATTTTTTATCTGTCCCATTAGTAATAGGGTTATCCATAATACCTGTAAGAGATACACCTAATAATCTTTCTTCTTCTGTATTATTTTTCCATACCTTACGTAAATAAGGAAAATGTATAAGAGTAGACTGTGCTGTACCTAGTATAGTAGCTAGTCTAACCTTACGTTTAAGATCTTCAAATGTATCTGTAGCACGTATAACTACCTCACATAAATTACAAAATTCATATGGACGTAATATTATCTCAGAACATGGATTTGTACCAAATTCATAGTTAGAATCTCTTCTATTATTTTTATTTGCTTGTTTCTTTGCAGCTACCCTATTAAAAATACCACGCTCACCAGACTTAGATTCAATCAATGAAGTCCATTCACGCATAAAAGTTTCTGCATCTGGCTTGTCTGTATATGATACAGAGTTATTACTTAAAGCCATGTGTGGTGCAGTATCCCACCACTGTCCTGACTTAGCCTGTCTCATACGTATATCTGAAAGGTTACTTAAGCTAATCATAGCTGACCTACGTACTCCACCTACTACAACTACCTCACCTATCTTACACATTAAACTATGACAGTCATAGCTAGTAAGTTTTTTACCTGCACTATTAACAAATAAATTAATAGTAAACTTAAACAAATCAACAAGAGGCCCAGGTCCACTAGCTCTACCACCAAAAGTTTTAAGTCTAGATCCTGCAGGACGTACTTTACTGACATCGTAAGAAGGTATTTCTCCTGCATATAGTAGGGCAATTAACATACGTAATGCCTTGGCCCAACCTTCTTTACTGTCTCTAACGACAATAGTAGTGTCGCTTTTAAATAGTGTTTCTGGTATTTCAGGTAGCTTGTCTATGTACTGACGTTCTACTGAGAAGCCTACACCTGTACCACAAAGTAATATATACATAGCTTCATCAAAAGATTTAGGGTCATCAACAGGCAGGTAGCTACAGTTGTACCCTGCAGTATTATCTCTTTCTAATGCAGGTCCAGAACTCATTAAAGCTCTCATACTAGGCATAACTTCTAACCCTAAAATAGCCTGTTCAATATCTATCTTATCTTGTTTAGAAAATTTAACCTTACTATCCATGTATTCTACATAACGTGATACAGTCTCACTCCACGTTTCTCTACGTCCTTCATCATCTAACCAACGTGCATAACGTGAGACAGCTATAAAGTTTTGATAGTCTGTTGGTAACATATTGTTCATCTATTATCTCCTGACCCTTGAACTACATTTCGTTTCTTTCTGTCTTTTAACTTAGCCATATTTTCATCAGCTACTTCTTGTAGGTTAGAACCTAAAGCATTGGCTATAGCAGTTACATAATATAGACAATCACCTAATTCTTTTATTATCTCACCTTTAGAAAAAGTTTTATCTCTAATAAGTTTTTTAATTTTACCAAGTACTTCACCGGATTCTTCACCAAGACCTAATACATTTTCTATTAATCTATTTTTAGGTTCAGTAATAATTAATTTTTCTACTTCTTGACTATATATTTTCATTGTGTATTTCATTTTTTATCCTTACAATGTCAAAATCTTCTATCGTTATATCATCTAAATCATACAAAGAATCATGCACTATTTCACCAACAACTTGAAGGTTATTGTTATCATCAACCTCTAAGAAGTTTGCTTCTTCATCTACATGTATGATTATTGTAACTTCATATCTCATGTGTAAACCCCTAGTTATATCTAAACTTAATTAAAAGTCAATGACCATATACAGATTTTAATCTTTCAATGGAAACAAATTCTGGGTCATAGTGACCATTATCAATATTCCTTTTAATAACAATACCCTTCCACCACTCTCCATTAGCTTGTCCTGCCCAACCTTCTTTACCACCTTTGAAACACCCTGCTACTAAACCAATAGATTTATTAGGGAATGCATCATCTTTAAAAAATATATTACGTCTATGACTGTGGCCTACAGTAGTAGAAGAATGTCTTTTCTTTAACAAGTTATAAGCATGATGCTCGCCTGACATAGCAGTACCATAATTACCTGCAGCAATATAATGAGCATAGGATACTCCATCTTTAGTAAAGATAGATGGAGCTGAATTTTCATACTCATAGTACTCATCAAACCAAGTATCTGTTTGAAGATGTTTAAAACTTATACCATACTTACTACCTTCTAACCTGGGATCATGAGCAATAGCTTTTTTAATTCTATTTTCATGATTACCTTCAGCACCAAAAAATGCAGGTCTTTTCTTTTTCATTCTTTTAAACTTATGACGTAATTTTTCTTGAGAGTCATTGTAAATATTAATATCTCTTTCATAATTTTGAGAAGCAATAGCCTGAGGATAACGTGTATCATAACTATTAAGAGACTTCATATCAGCACCATCACCTAGATCTACAACATAGTCTGGCCTAATGTCATACAGTAACTCACATAACCAAATAAATCTTTCATTAGTTATTTCAGGGTCTGCATGAGAACACGTAAATACTACTGCTGTTTTACTCATTTTAATTCATCCTTTCTAAATAAGAATCCATATTATCAATTTCTAATGCTTCCATGTTCTCTTGAAAATAATTTTTCCATTGATACGCCTGATCTAAAGTTTCAAAATAAAACTCATGGTCTTCTAATTTACCATCAACTTCTACTTTACATACAGCAAACCATTCTAAATCTCCACCATAATAGTTTTCCCTTTCTTCAGCAGGTAAATCACTGAAATGAATTGGGCCTTCTGTCATAGCCCAAATTTTAATTTTATTTTTCATTTATTTTCCAATCTCTAATCAAATCCATATAGTGTTCCATACCAATCATTACTAACCAAGGTTTTCTATCTGATCTAAAAAATACTACAGGTTCTCCTCTATTATGTTTAGCTGCTTGTTCTAAATAACTATAAGCAGTTTTCATACCTTCCTTACGTCTTTTAATTTCTATAGACAAAGGTAATAATTTTCTAGCTGCAGGTGATAGTTGTATATCTTCTCCAGTATCCCCCATAATAGTAGATTTAATATCATCAGGATCTAAATTAGGAAATTCTTTTAGTAGTCTATCACGTATTTCTTGTTGGCCTAGTCTGCCTTTAGCTTTACCTGCTCTACTCATGCCTTAACCTCAGGAACTTTAGGTAGTGTTTCTACATGAACTAAAAACTCTGGTCCGTAAGAATAAAGAAAGGTTCTCATCTTAGGCCAACAAAGTTTTTTGTACTCACAATAACTACATTGCATACTAAGTTTAGTATTAGGGCTAGTCTTTGACTGAGGTACAGGATCTATTCTTTCTTCAGGTATCTTACCCTCTACCATCTTTTTAATAGAAAGCATTTCTTTTTCTTTAGTTTTTAAGTCCTTAGTAAAGTCATAGACATCCAAACAAATATGTCCATTCTGTTTATCAATGGCAAGAAAAGCTCCATGTGTTTTGTTAGTAACAAGTGGGTCATCTTTTCCTGCATAGACGTAGGAACTAAGTTGTGATATATATCCGAAAGGGTCATCATCTCTAAGCTTTCCTTCCTTAAACTTTTTAAATGCATAAGTACTACAAGACTTAACATCTACTGTCATACCATCTATAACTGCATCTCTATGTCCTTTAATACCATGAACATTAAGTTTATCCTGCTGACCTGTAACTTTGTGTCCACTAGCTTCTACTAAAGATAGTAATAATTCTTCTATCATATCTCCATAAAAAAACTTAAGTAGTGTATTTGATTGTAACTTTTCTCCTTTTCCAGGTTTGTTTATCTTATACCAAAGCTTACGTTTACAAGGAGTACCAACAGAAGAAAGAGAAAGATAACCTCTGGCCTCTTGAGGTTTACTAAAGCGTTGGTTAGAAACAGTAGAGATAGCATTGCCCAAATTAGAACCATGTAAGTCATTCCAACCACCTCTACCTTCAACTGTTTTATAAACATCTTTTATTAGGGTATCTATTTTCATTCTGTTCCCTTATGTTTTCTTTTCCTAAAAAGTTTTTTAGTTTTATCAAGGATAACCCTGAGGCGAAACTTAGGATTACGTATCTCTTTCGCCACAGGATTTCTAGGTTTAATTGTTTTAGAAGAGAACTTCTGCATCTTCAGAGGCTTTCTTTTTAGAAGGTATCTTAGTAGCAGGTGGTACATCACCATCATCTTGAGGTTGAATATACTCTACATGTTCAAGAACTTTAACCTTATCAAGTCTTGTACCTGTACTACCATACTTAGGTATATCATATACTGCTAGATAAACTTCTACTAAAGAACCATTACCAATAGTACCATCAATACTATAATCCCAAACAGTACCATCAGATTTAAGAACTAAAGGTGGTCCACCATCCCAATCATTTTTTGTTTGGTAAGGTCTATGTAAAGAAACTCTTTTACCTCTACCTTCAGGATCATCTTTGCCTACCTTCATAGACTTAGTAGCTTTTAATTTATCATAGTTCTCTTGATCCATAATAACATTAATAGTACAAGCACCATCAGTAGCTTCATATGTACCTATAGCATCAGGTGTAGGTTTATATCCTGTTAGATCACGAATCTCAGGGAAAACTTTAGCCCACTCTGCAATGCCAGTTAGTTTTACTTTTCTTGTAGCCATTTTTTATTCCTCTATTTTATTAAAAATTAATTGTAACATAATTACTATTTACTATGCAAGTAGTTAATGTATTTCTGCGTAATTATTTCCGTACTGCACATCAATACCTAACTCTACATTCAATTTAAGTTTCTCATTAAGCTTATTAACAGCCCAATTTAAAACACTTGTATGTTCTTTCTCTTCTCCTTTTCTAACTACATTAATACTTTCATCATGGAACTGACCCACAATGTTTGTTCTTTGAGTACGATAGTATGCTACCCAATTATCAAAACAATAAGAACCTGTACTCTGATTGATAGTAGAGAATGCATCTTTCTCATATCGTAAGCTGTGCCAGAACTTACTAACAGGGTTCTGTATCCACATATCACCACCTATATGACGTATGGGTTGTGACTCTGCAAACTCTTTGACTGACCAATTACGTTTCCAATAAGCATCAAGAAGTACAGTTGCTTCTTCTACAGACATACCTGTTTCTCTTGATAACTTAGATGCACCTACTCCATAAGTAGCAGAATAATTAACTACCTTATAGTTTTTACGTAAAGACTTTAGATCTTTCTCACCACTTATATGTTTATCAATGTCTTTTTGTGTAATCATACCTGCATGTTTAGCTAGATCAAGGTGTGGATCAAAACCATCTCTTGACATCTCAGCTACATAGTCAGGGTCATAGGGTTTCATGTAATGTCTTTTAGTAGTATCCTCAAGTGAAGTCATGTCAGCACCACAAAGAACTGTACCCTCTGGTGCAATTAAACAACTACGTATCTCCTTACCCCAAGGTTTATCTACACCTGGTAAATTAACTAAAGGTTTCTTATGTTTAAAACGTAAAGTATTAGTAAGGCCATCAATACCTGCCTTAACATAACCATCACGTTCACACTCAACAAAACCCTTAAAGATACTTAGTCTATGTTGGAGTATAGTCAAGCCATCAAGAACTTCTACTGCAGGATTAGAATCAATTAATAAACGTACTGACTCAGTAAGCTCACCATTCTTACGTACTTGTGGTACTTTTCTTTCGTAATGAGAATGTGGAAGTATAGATGTATCTCTAATATATTTAAAAGTACAAGGTTTCCAACCAAGAGATGTTAGCCAATCTTTTACCTGCTCAGTAGAATTAGGATTAGCTGCTTCTGCACCTTTAACTACAGTAACTTCTCCATTGTAACCATGTGGTAAACCATACTCGTCTAGTAATGCAAGCCATCTTTTACCATGAGAAGATACTGAACCATCTTTCTTGTGGCATACTTTAGGTTTAGTTTGCACTTTGTATAACTTACGCATAGGCATAACATCAGAAAGTTCTGCAATCTTTTCTTCTTGCAGATTAGTAAGTTTATTTATACAAGACTTAGCTAAGTTAGTATTAAGTCTCCAACCTTGTTGTTCAGCTTCATTAGCACAGTCCATCTTAAACTCAAGATAACGAAAGAACTTATCTAACAATACTTTATCTTTATAAATAAACATAAATCTTTTTAGTAAATCATTCCAAAGTGCTTGATTAATAAACACATCTTGTTCACATCTGTATGCATACTCTTCTTTTGATAAGTTAATCCAATCAGATACTTCTGGTTTCTTTATACCATAGTCAGGAAAGAAACTATCAAGACCATGTTTACTTCTTGTAGGATTAATAACCCAAGACATAGGCAAAGTATCAAACAGTCTAGCTTTAATTTTAATACCTAATATTTTATTAAGTAGCGGTACATCATATCGTATTATGTTATGACCAATCAAACCTTTTTCAGTTAGTAGCAACTGTCTCATGTCATCATAGTTGTATAAAGTTTTAACTTTATCAGTAGAAATGTAAGACAGGCAATGGATCTTAGTTGCATCCTCAAGTAAGTTGTCTGCTTCTACATCAAATATTATCATGCTGCTTTATCTTTCTTAATGCTTAAACCTTCAGTAAGCAAGGTAGTTACTGGATCGTAGTAAACTGAACCTGCATATCCAAGTTTAGCAAATGGTCTGTTTTTGTCAACAATAAAGTTAGTTGTATTCTGAATTATTTCATCTTCACTTTCAATGTCACGCTCAATCTTAATACAAATAATAGCTTCTTCCTCAAGTGAGGCTGCATATTTAGTTCGCCCATCATCATTTACTTGTGATATAAAGATCACACCAATGTTTAACTCTTTAGATAACTGTGCCATCCTAGCACCAAGAGAAGTAAGAACTGATGTAGCACCATCTACCCCTGACTGACTAAGGTAGGCTAGTCTTTGAACATGATCTACAAAGATATACTCTGCACCATAGACAGTAGCAGCAAGTCTAGTATACTCTAGTAATTTAAGTGGGTCATCATGTGACCTCATTTCAAATACAATAGTACGCTCACCCTGGGTAGCCTGTTTAGCAGCTTGAATAACTTCATCTTCAGAGACACTATTCTCTACTGCATCATCTTTAGTCCTTACATTAACACCAAGATTGTAGGTAGCCATAGCTCTGTATGTAGTAGACTTCATCTCTTCCATGTGGAGTAAAGCAAGTCGTGTATCAGGATCTTGAAGTAACCCTGTCTCAAAGTATCGGATAACTTCTGTCTTACCTGTACCTCTAGGTGCTTTAATAAAAGTTAATCCACCCTTTACTATTCCTCTGATCTTATCATCTAAACCTTGATGGCCTGTAGGTGTATAGTCATAGGGATTTTCTGTACGTATAGCCTCTTCTACTTCCTCATCAGAACAAAAAAAGTTGTCAGGTGAGTAGCGTTGAGGTTTAAGTGCAGCCCATTTAAGATCATCAGCATCACCCTGCATAAGAAACTCATTAGCATCTTTGTATTTAGACATAGGTACAAAGTAAAACTTATCTGATAAAGATTCATATAATCTTTCAGCAGCTCTTTTACCTGCATCATCAAGCTCACCTGCATAGATAACTTCTTTGAAAGAATTAAGATACTCATAGTTTTGTCTAACAAACTTTTCACCAATAGATGCAGAAGGTAGTGACTTAACAGGAAACTTTTGACCTAATACTTGATACAAACTAGCTGCATCAAACTCACCTTCAGTAATATAAATCCGGTGAGATGACCCCTGATTAAACTCAGGACCAAAGAGATGTGTCATACCTACACCTCTGTCTTTTATCCAAGACTTAGACTTGTCATTAAAGTCTCTGTACTTGACAGTATGTGGATACTTGTATGCATACCTTACAGGTTTACCATCTATACCTGTCTGTATTTGTATACCATAAAACTGACAAACATCAGGATCAATATCCCTAATGCCTTCAAAGGTCATACCTTTAACTTCTACTTCCATTATATTTATCCTCTTGTTTACAGGGTAGTCTTTAGATGCCCAGTCAAATACTGCTAATCTTTTCTTAGAAGGGTAAGACTCTGCACAACTGTGACAAAATCCATAGCCATCATCATTCCAATTAAAAGCATCTGATGATCCACAATCTTCAAACGGACATGCTTGATGTGGGTTATCACTCATTCATCAACTCCTTCCATGATACAGGGAATAGGTCTCTCATCTTATTACTTATCTGATCTGCTACCATTCTACTTTCTACCTGAGAATCCTCTGCACATCGAAGTATACACATGTCAGAAAATGCGTCAAGACTACCAGACCAATAAAATTCAGTCATGGTACTTTGAGGCAACACCATACGTGCTTGCTCTGGTGCTACCCCTTTATCTATTAGAAGTTTATAAGTTTCA